TCTGATCTTGTGTTAATTTACTTTGCTGCGCAAGACTTTCAGCTTGTTGTGCGCGGCTTAACTTAGCTTGCTCAGCTGCGGCATCACGGCTTCGCTGTGCTTCACTTGATGCGGCATCACGGGCTAATTGAGCTTGCTGCATAGCTGCTGCCTGAGCTTGAGCGGCCTGATCTCTGGCTTGTGATTGTGCGTCTGAGATTGCTCTAGTAGCGTCAACGGTAGCGCCAATCTTTGCCCCTGTTACAGCGCCAGCTGGGCCGCCAACAAGAGCGCCAATAGTGCCTCCAACAATTGTTCCAACCAATTTTTTAAGTTTAAAGAATTCTGGCTGGCCAGTCTCTGGGTTGATGCTGTTTTCTTTGTGGCCAACAACGTACCTATCTGTTGAGATACCTTGGCTTTTGAACTTGGCATCAATCAATGCGCGAATCTGCGGGTCACTTGCAAACTCTTTTGGCAGAACAAGTTCACCACCCGTCATGTGAGCTAGGTATGCATCCCCATTTCGGCCTTTATCTTCAGCCTTATCAAGGTATTCCTTCATCATCTTTCGGTTTTGTCGGGGCATAGCACACTCCAATTAACAAAGTTCATTAGATTCTCTTGGATTCTGTAATTTAGTCAACAGCGATATCAGTTTGATATCTCAACTAAATATGTCAAATTCCAAGTTGGCAACTGTTTGTGATTGGGGCCTACCACCGAGCTGGTGGTTGCGGGTCATTCGGTTGTATTCACCGCCGCCCAGCATCAGATATCCGAATGAGTCACCAATGTGTGAGTGCTCATTCTTGTTTGGCGCATCTCTAAAGCGCTCTTGGCCAGCGCCAACAGCTACACGCTTAAAGTGATATCCACCTGCAAGCGCCTTGCGCAATAGTTTGCAATCACGGTTAACTATCAAGCCAGGCAGGCCAGCAATTAAGCGCTGCATGGGGGCAGCAGATGCTTCTCGGCGCACTTTGAAGTCATTAGACGCTGTCGGCTGCGCACGCAACCCCAATGTTTTCAAATAATCAAAGGCGGTGACCTCATAGATAGCATCTCTCGCCATACCAGCTGGGTCACCCCAGATCATTACTTGGTGGTTGGGGTAGCGCTGGTTCAACTCAGCCAGCAGCTGGTGGCCAAAACGCTCCAATCCCATGTCAAAGGTCACAATCTCATGATGGATTAGCCACCGTCCATTGGGTAAGCGCTGGCCAATGGTGGCTGCAGGGGTCAAACCAAAGTCAAGCCCCACCTGTATGGGCACATTGGGCTCAATCTCGGTGTCTCCAGACATGGTTGAGTCTTGATATTCAGGCCAAACAGGCCTGCCTTCTTGGACGTATGTGTATTCGCCACCCGCATAGCACCTTATCCAGTCAAGATTCTTGCCAAGCAGCATTTGCTGGTAGTAACCGGGCGGCAGGTTGTGGATATTCTCAGCCTTGGGGTTTACCTTCCACCACTTGCCAGACGCAAAGATGTGGTCGTTGGCCTCTGGCATCTCAGGCAGGTCATCGACCTCCACAGGCACCACACCACCAGGCTGCTTAAAAAACTTCCACGCATACACCCCAGTCATCTTCTCCTTTTCAGCCATGCGGTGCCACCAGTGGTCATCATCCATGGGGTTGGTGTCCATCCAGATGCCGTGCCAAGTAGCGCCACCGTCCCGCTTGGTAGGGTAGCGGCCAACCCGGTGGGTTAAGCCATCGATCACCGCCTTGGGCAGCTCTCTGGCCTCATTAACCCAAGCGCCAGTCAGCTCCAAAGACAGCAGCTTCCTGACATCTTTGGGTTGATCAAGGGCCAAGAAGATGACCTCGCAGTCAATCCCAGCTGCGTCACCACGGGCAGGCAGCCGGATGTGGTGGGTGATAGGGGGAGTCCACAACATAGGTCCAAAAGTGCCCTCTGGGAAGAGATCCAGCCAAGTCTTGATAGTTGTTGTCTTCAGCATGGGGTAGCTGTTCCTGACAATCGCCCAGCGGGAATACCTTACGTTATCAATCGGGCTTGGCTTTTGTTGAACAGCCTTGATGAAGATCTTGGCAGCACAGCCGTAGCTCTTGCCCGACCCCACAGGCCCCATGATCCCTTGAACAAAGTTCTTGGACTGGATGAAGTCGTAGATTACCGGCGACTCGCTGAAGTCTAGGTTCAGACCAGCCATCGGCACGGTCTTGTCGGACATCTCTTTGGTTCGGCTCATCTTCTTGCTCCAGTTGTCTAATCTGCCTCTTGCGCCACATGGTTCTTGTCTTTCAGCTTGGCCTCAATGGCTCTGATGAATTCGGAAGCGGTCACACCAACACCCAAAGAGGCGCGGGTAAATTCCAAAACCTCTTCGTTGGTCATGATGGTCGTTGAGCGCTCCAACCTGCGCTGCACAGACCTCACCCCACCCCAGTTGGTCAGGGGAGGGATCACCGTTGACTTAACCCTTGCCATCAGAACGGTATATCGTCGTCATTGTCAGGAACCACAGCCTTGGGGATAGGCTGAGCAGCAGCAAACACAGGCGCAGCAGACCCAGCACCAGCGCTGCTCATCTTGGCCTTGCCCACCTTGAGCTTGAACCAAACCCCGCCATCAGGCTTCTTGTTAACGTAGACATCAAGGAAGTGCTTTGTGCCATCAGGCATCACAAACGTACCCTTGTAGTCACCATGCCACGCCTCAGTCTTCTCAGCGTTCTTCCACGCCTTGCCCTCACCAGGCTTAATCTCGTTATCGTTTGTCATAAAAGTCCTTTACATCATTGTCGTTGAAAAACTAGGGAAAATTTCGGAGTGGGCCCCCTATCGCTACTGTGAGGGGGAGGGGGGAAGGGGTCGCTTTTTACCGCGCCCGTCAACGCAGCCGGTATCGCGCAGGTCACGCTGGCGCATATGGATAGAGGCCTTGTCCATGGGGTACACGCTGCGATACCCCCTGCTTGTACAAAACCCATACGTCGGTATGCTGGTTGAACAGACTGGATTACAAGGCCTACAAGGGGTTGAGCAGGTGTGTGGCTACCCTTGCCTAGACCAACCCTTGATCGTGGCTTGTAGACCCCTTCTGACCCGCGGAGGAGGCATCGATTCATCGGGCATCTGCCTGCAACTGCCGGATCCCTGCCATCAGAACATGGCTGTTGGGCTTGATTCCCTCGGCTTGGTAAAGCGGCAGCAGGGTGTCAAGCGCTTCCCTGATCTGCTGTGCAGACATGCCGTCGCTGACAAGTTGTTGCAGATCTTGGTTGTGCAGAACAGACATGTTGTCTTCTTCTTTTAAGTTAACTTCTTCACATGTTGTCTTGTTCCTTTGTTTTATACAACCCTCAGAGGTTGTGCCATAAACCTCTTTAGGTTGTATCTGGGCGAAGTTATCCACAGGCGCTGGTTGTGCCTGTTTGCTGTCTAGTTGTACAACCTCTGGGGGTTGTGCCTGTGCTCCCTTGGCTTGTGCCTTTTGGATGGCCGCTTTCATGTTCCTGACTGTTACTGTTTCGCCTGGTTTGGGCATGGTCTTGATCCTCTGGGTTGGTTGCTTGAGTACTTTGCTGATTGCTTGGGCGACTCTTGCTTGGCCCTCTGGATCTGGTTTGTCTGCTTCCATTGCTTGCTGCTCCTTCATGTAGGGTGGCCTTGTGTCTTCGATGGCGCTGGTGATGCTGACTGCGTCCTCGGCACTGATGGTTGGGTCGAAGATGACACGCCAGGTTGTGTGCCTTGCGCCCGGCATGGGCTTCTTGAGCACCTCTAGGTAACCTGCTTTGGTGAGCTTGACCAGGTGCTTGCTGATGGCTTGCTGGCTGATGCCCAGCTTGTCTGCCATGGTCTTTTGGCCAACCCAAGTGATGCCAGACCTGTTCATGTAACTGCAGATCAGGATGAATGACCTGATCATGCCGGGTGTCAGCTGCTTGTCTGTGCATGCTCGGATCGGTATGACCGCAATCTTGCGCTGGTCCGGCAAGGGTGCCTGCTCCTTGATCCTTGGCCGCTTGGGCATGTTGAAGTGGACAGGCTCAGTCATCGCGTTCACTTGGATGCCTTCCATAGCTTGGTGACGTTGGCGGCCAGCTCATTGGCTGCGGCTTGGCCGCGCTTGTCCTGTACTGCCAGGATGTAGTCCCGCCTGCTGATCTGCGGGGTCTTCTTGCGCCGTCTGTTGACTGTGACTGGCAGGGTTTCGAGCACCCACTTGGCTTCGCAGTAAGCGCGGTAGGCCTCGCTGTAGCTGCCCACGCTGGTCCCGTCAGGCAGGGTGACTGACTTGGCACCTGGGTGGACTCTGCCGCAGGCATGGCAGGCCAGCTCATCTGCCAAGGACACGGTTGATGATCCTGGTACCAAACCCTGAGTCAGTGGCCGGGGCTGTCTTCTTAGCCTGGTCAGACAAGATCTTGCGCAGCCACTTGGACCCGCCCAGCTTTACAAACTCAGCGTGTTCGCTTTGGGTTACGCGCACACCTACGGTTTTCCCGCTCTTGGTTAACTCACTCTTCGGTCTTGGCATTACTGTCCTTCAATATCTCTTCGTTTAGTTCGTAGGCAATCCTGCGTACTGTGTTCAGCAGCTCGCGCAGGTCGGCCACCGTGTTCATCTCCCGTTCAAGCGCATGCTTGAGCAACTCAATCTGGTGCTGGAAGTTGCGTATCTCGCCGTTGGCCTCTTGGGTGTCCCGCACGGTGCCTTCGTCGTCGCGGAACAGTTTGACGTAGCTGATGTGCATCACTTTGACTCCAAGTACATCAACATCACAAACAGCACTCCAAGGGTCAGCAAAGCCCCCAGCAGCATCAGCGCGACAGCCCAGAAAATAGTCATCAACATGATTGCACCTCCAATGCCCAATGTAAAAGCGCCAGCGCGTCGGCCTCGTTGTCATCGCTCGGCTTGTGTCCGAGGGCTTTCTCGGCATCGATCACTTGATCCTTGTTGGCATTGCCCTGGCCGGTAATGTGTTTTTTGATGACCATGACCCCGACCCCTGAATAGGGAATTGAGTGCTCTTCACACCATGCCGTCAGCGTGGCGAGTAATCCGCCGTAAACGTGTGCCGCGTCAGTGCCGACATGACGGCGCACCTCTTCAAACCAAACCTCGCGCACACCACGCAGTTGATCGAGGAACTCACGCCGGAAGCGCAAGAAGCGCATACCGCCCCCTTCAAATCGCGTTGTCTTGAAGCTTTTGCTGCCACTGACAATTTTGCCGGTGGCAAACAGCGCCCATCCGGTCGTAGTGCCAAGATCAAGCGCGAGAATGGAGGGGGCGGCGTGTCTCATGGGCGAAGCTGTTTCACCTTCTCGTCTTTGAGCT